GCCATTGGGATCTGTGTACACCTGTCGGACTGGATCGTACGACCAGCCCTCTGGTAGCGGGGTGTCTTTGTTGGCGCTGATCTCCACCCACTTGTATCCTGTTGGATACTCTTTGTGGGTCTTGGTGGCCTTGTTGTTTTCCATGGCCCGAATTGCGGCTTGTTCTTCGCGCACCCTTTTGTCGTTCACGCTCTTGACGGTGTCCGCAACGGTGACCTTGTTCAACTGATCGGGGCGAATCTCGTCGTTGTCTAGTCTTTGATAAACGTCTTCAACAAGGTCTTCAAAGCCCAAACCAGTATTGGATGGCTTGTAGCCAATTACCCGCTCATCAGCAGGCAGATCCTTCATCCACGGGTTGTCCTTGATCATGCCCTCGGTAGGCGTCTGCGAAGTTATATCTCTGTCTGACAGCGTTTCCCACGTTTTGGCCTCAGGGCTTTCGCCCACACCTTCTTCAGGCATGCCTGCCCTCTTGCGCTTGGCCATCACATATGGCGTTGCAAATTCAACATCACCTGTAAACCCTTTGAGGTGCGTGACACCTTTCTCGGCAAGCTTGCGCACTGGGTCGTTTCTCGTGCCCATCTGCTTTTTGATGTAGTTTTTCAGGTTGCTGTTGACCCACTGCCGTCTGGCCAAGCCTTTTTCCAACTCTTTGCTCAATAGTTCGATGCGTTCTGCGGCGGCTTTGTCGCCTTTGGCGGCCCTTACGCGGTCACCGGCAATTGACTCTTCGAGCATCTTTTGGTGGTTTGGCGAGAAGGCTTGCGTTTGTAAATCCTGCAACTCCGCATTCAAGTCTCCGCCCGCCCACTGGCCAGCGTCCTCACGCATGATGGACGGCCTGCCAACTGGGGTCATCTTGCTGGCCCCACGGGCTGATGGCATAGACCGCTCAACATCATCGGCCATACCCTTGATGGCCTTAATACCACGCATGACGCCGCCTTTCGCCATGTGAGCCAATCCACCTTTGCGGAGTCCGGCCTTTTGCATTCTGGTCAACAGGTCTTCACTGAGCAATTGCGTCGGATCATTTTTGGTGTAATCCATCTGCGTGATGTCGCGGCCCTTCTCCAACTCCTTGGCCGCCTTGAAGTCTTCGAACACAGAAGCGATGGGCGTGGGCAGGTAGTTCACATCCAGATCTTCGCCCGTGAGAATGATGGGGTAGTCGCTGTGTAAGTCGGGCCTGTCAATGACGTTGTCATCCAAACGGAACAGCCTGTTTCCCAAGTCCAGCGTGCGTGCCTGAGCCATGTTGGGGTCGAGGTTCTTCTGAAGCAACTGCTCCATCGGAACGGTTCGGCCCTTCTCGCCACCCACACCACGCCCAGCAAAGATGTCGGCCATCAAAGCGCGTTGGTCGTACGTCTTGACCGCCTTGCGGAAGTTGCGCGAACCCAAGTCGATGCCGTTGGGAAAGATCAAGCGGCCATTGTTGTCGACCGTAGTGCTGGCCTTGTCACTCAGCTTCTGGATCTGCTCGGGTGACATCTTCTTGCGTTGGTTTGCAAAGATGTCTGCAAACTCGCTGAACATCGTGGAGTTGGACTTGTGTTGTTCAAGGCCGCCGACCGATGGCGTCCAGATCACCTTAGCGCCCTTGGGAACCTGCGCCTTGTTGCGGTTCAGGATGCGTGTTCCCATCTTCTTGTCGGTCACGCCAGCCACCGCCCGGGCCTTTGCGTACTCTGGATCAATCAGTTGGATGCCCGAGAAGCCGGGGCCGCCGAACTTACCCTTCGACAGATCGACCTGCATGCGGTCGTAAAAGATGGGCTTGATGTACGAACCCTCGTGCTGGCCGTACGCCTCCGACGCCCTGATGGGCGGCTTGCTGGCCTCCTTGGCTTTGCGCTGGGCCTCTAGCTGGAACTTGCCTGCCTTGGCGGCTTTCTCTGCGGCCATCTCTGCCCTGACCTCGTCAGCCAACGTCTTGAAAACCGCAGGAGCGCCTTGTGCGATTTCGTCGAGTGCTTTGTATTTAGACATGGTCACACCGCATATGGGTTCACCCTCGCAGGTTGGGGGTCGTACAGATCGTCGTCATCATACCTTGGCACTGGGTCGATGTCGAGCCAGCCTTGATCCTTCAGCATGCGGATGGCCTGCGTGGCGGTGTCGACGTAGTCGTCGTGGAGCGAGTCAGGGAAGGAACAGATCTGGCTCAGGAACCCTTCGGCCCAGTTCTTCACCATGCCGGGGCGCGACTCGCTCTCGGGTAGCCACACACGGCCAGCGGCAAAGACAGCGGCGGCGATCTGGAGCCTCTGCATCTTGTCGGCCTTACCCGGGTTGTAGGCACGCACAGGCAGGCCAGCGCGGCCTAGTTCTTGGATTAGGGATATGCCAGCGGCTTTATCTTCAATCAGCATGATGTCGGGCTTCTTGGCGTGCTTGCCCTCGCCGTAGCTGTTGTGGAACTCCTCGATCACCCGGGGCTTGAGGTCGGGGAAGCTGAGGTGGTCGGCCCATGCGTCGATCAGCAGGACAGACATGGGGCCGTCCAGCGGCTTGAATACGCCCCACACCGTGCAGGCGGTCGGGTCGTTGTGGGTCTTCTCGCTGAAGGCGCAGTCCAGCGACATGACGATGTACTCGAAGTTGGGGAACGGGTTGTCCAGTCCGTCCTTAGTCTTGGCTGGCCATAGTTCGAACATGGACCGGCTGATGACCTTGCCGTCCTCCAGATCCACCAGTTCGCCCATGACCTCTTGGTCGTACAGCTTGGTTCCCTTGTATTGCTCCAACTGCTTGGCAAAGCTTGGGGCCAAGTTCTTCATGTTGGCGTAGGTGCTGGCGCGGTCGATCACCACGTCGTCACCCTCGCGGCCCACCAGATCAATGATCAAGTCCTTGGGCTTGGGCGTGGTGGTGGCGATCACCCTCGGCTGTTTGCCAAGGCGCAGGCCAAACATCATCATGTCCCACGCCTCCTGCGGATACTGGAAGGCGGCCAACTCGTCAGCCCAGCACCAGTGGAACTGCGGGCCACGCAGGCGCTCGTAGCTGTCCGCGCTGATGCCGCGGATGCTGGAGCCGTTGACCATCTCAATCACATGATCCTGCTTGTTATAACTAAGTATTAACTCTTTGGGGATGTTGGCCAGCAGGCCGGATGCGCCCTCGAAGCAGGTGAACTTCACGTCACTGCTGGTGGGGGCTAGAACGAGCCCACGGGACTTAGGATGCGTCCAGCACCACCACCATAGGGTTTGGCTCCCGGCGTGGCTCTTGCCCGCTCCACGGCCTGCCAGCAGTAGCCAGACAGTCCAGTCCATCTTGAGGTCGGGCGGGATCTGATAGGTGTGGGCGCTGTTGACCCACTCTAAGTGCTTGATGATGGCCAGCCGCTCCAGTTCTGGCTGGGCCTCGAACTCCCGCGCCGTCTCGGTGTCAAGCAGATCCAGCACGGGTTTTCAGTTCAGCGTTGCGGATCAGTTCAAACAGGCGGCTCGGGCCCACGTCCTCGGTGGTGATGGGAGCCCCGCCCTTCACGCCCTCGATGGCCACGCGGTCACCGTACTTGGTGGGGTGGAACTTGGCCAACAGCTTCAGGCGCGTCTCGATCTGTAGCTTGCGGTGGCCCAGCATGTCCTCGACGGTGGTGGACGCGCCCTTGTCGGTCACGGTCTGAATCTTCCCAAACTGGGGCGTGTCAGCAATCAGCAAGCATTCTTCGGCCAGCGCGTCGTAACCAATATCGCGTGCGCGTGCGATGGATGCGGAAAGACCGACCCCCTTAGGACCCAAAGCATCGTCTCTGGCCATCCAGTCGTAGACAGTACGCCAAGCGGGGAATCCTTCGTTGTCTCTGCATATCTTGCGTAGTGGGATGCCATCGGATAGTTGTTCGCAGATCTTGCGGGCGATCTCGGGGTCGTACTTTGACGGGCGTCCTGTGGGTTTTGGAGCCGTGGGCTTCTTTGCGGCCACTTTGCGTGGCTTCGCGGCTTTGGTAGGTTTAGCGGTCGTTTCAGGCATGATCCCTATTCCGTTTGGGTTGCAATGGCGCTGAGTGTATTCGCTTTTTTTGCACTACGGTGTAGGTTGTAGGTGGCTAAGACCCGATTTCTTCAAGGGACAGTGCGAATCTATTCCTCGGGACGCATAGCGGCGTGATCATTTTCACCAACACGGCTGGGGACTGTTCAGGTGGTCTAGGGCTTCTTCTCTCCCCACCTACGGCGTAGCATCCTCTCGGTCTGG